CTACGCGTAACCTAACCGCGAAAATAGTGGTCAGGGGTCATATTCGTGATTTGATGAAATACAAAGTCACTCCGAATTCACCGCCACAAAAAGGCAGCAAAATTCCGCGCAACACAAAAGCAAAGGTATTAAGGAAGAATCCGATGCGTCCCTTAATCAAGAACGGCATCAAGGCATTCGTCACCCAGTTCAAAAGCGGTCACATCGCGGTCGCTCAGCGAGTAACAAAAAACCGCTTGCCGATTGCGACACTATACTCAACATCAATTCCTAAGATGTTTAGTAGTGGCGGTACGGTGATGGAATCTGCACTCCCAGAAATCGAAAAGATGTACGGAGATGAAATTTCCAAGCAGTTAGAAAAAGCTATAGAAAGGATGAGAAAATAGTGACACTCTCAACATTTATTTCAGATTTATGCGATGAAATAAAGCTCTTATTCAGCGAATGGAAACTCAAAGATGAGAGCGGAGAATATTCACGGTTTTCCGTCTTTGAGCAAGCCCTCCCTATTTCTGCAGGAGAGAATGAGCCTGAGCCGTTCCCTTACATTGTTGTTCGAGCTGAAGACGGTGGCACGACAATGCCTACAAAGCCGGAAACCGCCAGAGTAATCATTACTATAGGAATATTTGACGATGCCCTTGAGAATCAAGGGCACAAGGATATCCTCAATTCCATCGACAGAATAAGGCAACGATTTGAGCGCAACCCGTTGCTCAAAACACGGTACATGAGATTGCAGTCAGCGGAGCACCCGATCCACTGGGCAGTCCCTGACGATGATACGTATCCTTATTACTTCGGTGCAATCGAGATGTTTTTTGCTATTCCGAAAATCGAAACGGAGGATATACTCACATGACAAAGAAAACGAAAGGTCAGTCCACAGCCGTAGCGACACCTCGTGCCTATGTTGGTCCCACTATTCTTGGTGTGGCAACGAAAGGCGAAGTGTATACTAACGGACTGCCGGACAGTTTGGTGGCGGCCGCAGAAGCGAATCCGCTCATCAATAAATTAATCGTTGACTTGGACGAAATGCCAAACGCGCAAAGGGATATTCTCCTCAAGCGCGGCGTATATTACGCGGCATACAAGTCAATTTGAAGGAGGAATTAAAATGCCCTATCAGCATGGTATTACCATCAAAGAGGTCAGCGGTACCGACACAAGTATCATGCAGGCCACAGCAGGCGTTCATGTCGTTATAGGCAAGGCACCTGTTAATCTCGCCGCAGATCCTTATGCTGTCACCAATGTTCCTACACTGGTTCACTCGTTTGATGAAGCGCAGAGATTGTTCGGATATTCCGAGGATTTTGCTAATTACAATCTCTGCGAGGCTATGTATGCATATTTCAAACTCGTGCGTGTTGCCCCGGTCGTCTTCATCAATGTTCTTAATCCGTCCACGCACAAGACTGAGGTGACCGAAAATCTGACGGTTACAAACTCGCAGGCAACCATTAATACGGTTGGCATTCTCATCGACACAATCGTTGCGACAAGTAACGAAAATGCCCTTGTCAGAGGCACAGACTACATTGCAGACTTTGATGCAGACGGCAAGGTAGTCATTTCCGCTCTCACTGACAAGGTAGGAGCAACCATCGCGGTAACCGCGCAGAAGCTCAACCCTGCAGGCGTTACAGACGCTGATATTGTTGGTGGTTTTAACGCTACCACAGGCGTGATGACAGGCATCGAACTCGTGCGTTCGGTTTATCCGAAATTCGGACGCTATGCGTCAACCGTTATCGCTCCCGGCTTCACCTCCGCTGTTGTTGCCGCCGCTCTGCAGGCAAAGACAACAGATGTAAACGGCACGTTTTCTGCCGAAACAATCATCGATATCGCAGAAAACACAGTTGTTCCTACGGCAATCAAAGCGGCCAAGGATTCTGCGGCTGTCGTCTCGCCTCACGCAATCGCGGTATGGCCTAAAGCTAAGGTCAGCCAGCGTGTAATCAGTATGTCAGCTGTGATCGGTGCCGTTCTCGCGTATTACGATGCAAGCAACGATGACGTTCCCTGCCTCACACCTTCCAACAAGGTAATCGGTATCTCCGGGCTCTGCAACTCCGCAGGAGCAGATGTGTATGTCGATCAGGCTACTGCGAACGAACTCAACGGCTACGGTATCGTTACAGCAATCAACCTCAACGGTTGGCGTACATGGGGCAACAACACGGCGGCGTTCCCAACTACAACAGAGCCTAAAAACCGTTGGATTGGATGCCGCAGGTTCTTCAGTTGGATTGAGAACAGATTCATTCTCGTTTATCTTTCGAGGATCGACAGCCTTGAAAACTATAGGCTCGTTGAATCTATCCTCGAAGACGAGAATCAGTTCCTGTCATCGCTTGTCGCAGGTGGCAAATGTGCAGGCGCGAGAATCGAATTCATCGATAGCGAGAACCCCATCGAGCAGCTCGAAGCAGGAAAAATCACATTCCATCAGTTCCTCGCCCCTTATCCGCCTGCAGAGGTTATTGAAAACACTTTTGAGTATGATGCCACGATGCTCAAGGGTGCGCTGATTAACGTAGGAGGTGACACAGAATGATCATACCCGAAGTCATTAATAATTTTAATGTATATGACGGCAGTGCCAACAAATTAATCGGTGTGTCGGGAGAAGTTACCCTCGCAGAAATCTCCGCTACAACAGCGACTGTATCCGGCGCGGGTCTGCTTGGAGAAATCAACACCCCGGTTGTTGGTCAGATCGGAGCAATCGAGCAGGAGATTCCGTTCAATGTATTGAACGTCAACATCTTTTCTTACTTCGGATTCGACAAGCCTGCGTCTGTGGTACTTCGCGGCGATATCCAGTCTGTTGATTCAAGCACAGGTGCTATCAAGCAGAGTGCATTGAAAATCACCTACAACGGATACACCAAGAAAATCAATCCCGGTAAAGTGAAAGCAGGCGACACTATGGGTGCAGCTGTCACCCTTGAACTCACCTACATTCACATCGAGATTGACGGCAAGACTGTCATCAAGATTGATAAGCTCAACAGCGTATTCGAAGTCAACGGTACAGACCTTCTTGCCGAAATCAAGAAGAATTGCTAACCCAAAGGGCGGCCGCAAACCGCCCTTTTATTTTTTGAAAGGAGAATATTATGTCAGAAAAAGTTACTACAGAAACAGAAACTTCAAGGGTGCTAAAACTGAAATCTCCAGTTGATTTCGAGGGAACAAAATACGTTGAACTTGACCTGAGTACTCTTGACAGCTTGACAGGCAAGGACATCAGGGAACTTGACAGGCTGTTCAAGATGAAAGGCGGCAGAGTTGGGACGAACGTCAAAGAGTTTGATTCTCTCTACCTGCAACTGGTTGCCGCAAGAGCGACAAAACTACCGATTGAATTCTTTGACAGAATCAGCGCGAAAGATGCTACCAGATTAGAGGTAGAAATCAGAAATTTTTTAATTCTGTAGGAATCGGCGGTACTGGAGAATCAAAAACAATATTGAGAGTTTCAATCAGTCTATCAATGCGGTTGAATACTGGTATTGACTATTTTTTGAATATGCCGATTGGAGATTTGATTGAAATAATGAACGAGGTGATTGACCTATGCCAAAAGAGCAAGAAATCCAAATAAAACTTAGTGGTCGGGTCGATTCGTCATACAACAAATCAATCTCAGCCGCTTCGCAGAAAATGTCTGAGCTCAAAAGAGGAACAAAGGACGTATCTCAAGGATTTTCTGACGCAGAAAAAAGCGGTAAGGATTTCGGAGCAGGCTCCGCAGACGCTGTGTCAAATCTCGGATCTGCACTCGCAGCCGCAGGAATCGTAATGCTCCTTAAGGAAACGGCTTCTGCATTTTTCGAATGTGCAGAAGCCGCCGAACAGTATGAGTACTCTCTTGCCAAGATTTCCACAATTGCAGACACCACAAAGGTTTCAATGGGAACTGTCAATAATGATATTTTTTCATTGTCGCAGGAAACCGGGCAATCGGTCGGTGACCTTTCAGAATCCGTTTATCAGGCTATGTCTGCAAGCGTAGACTCAGCTGACGCGGTCAGCTTTGTCGCAGATGCCAGTAAACTCGCAGTTGGTGGATTCACCGATACAACAACTGCAGTTGATGTATTGACAACCGCGCTCAATGCTTACGGGCTCGAAACGAGCAAAGCCGGGGAAATCTCCGATATGTTGATTACTACTCAAAAGCTCGGTAAAACAACAGTAGGAGAACTCGGTTTCACGATTGGCTCAGTCATTCCGACTGCTGCCGCGTATCACGTCAATATGGCAAACATTTCTTC